TTATTTTTTCTTACGGCGTGGCTGTTCAATCTCATCCATTGCAGCCCAATTGGGCTCTAAGTTTTCACCCGGCACCAATCTTCTATTTCTTCTTGCCCAGGCATTCACTTCCAGTAGATCGATCCAACGTTCTTTAACACCCTCAATTTTCAGAACCTGTACTCCTTCTCGCCAAATCCCTCTCTGTATTCGTTTGTTGATTGCTTCGGGGGTTTCGCCAGTCATTTGACAATATGCCGATAATGGAATGCATTCTAAACTCACTTTTGATTTCCTGCAGAACCTGTCATATATTGGCTAAAATTTACCCTATCGTATAAATAGGATTTGAAATGGCAAGATTAATACCGCTGTACGAATGGGCTATTGAAGAATTTGGCGATTTTGCGCCTTCTAAGGTAACTCTGAGCAGGTATGCCAAATTCGGCATGATTTACCCACCAGCGGTGAAAATGGGAAGATCTTGGATGGTTGAAAAAGATGCTCGTTTTGTTGGTTTAATCAACTCTCTGACAAGCCCAACGATAGATCCGACACTGAGCCCAGCGGTCCAACGATTGGTAAAAAAAGCTTTGATGGGTTGATTCGATAAGTAAGTATATTGATTAAAGCCAGCACAATTCTTATTGTAGGATAGATCTCCCCCACAATAAGAAAAGCGCCAGCCGATGAGAATTACAGCCCGCAAGAAAGCCATCCTGAGTTACTTCGATCCCCATGCTCTTGATTTTATCCGTAGTGAAATTGGACTCCCGCCCTATGATGTACCAGGCATTGCCTACCTGCTAAACGGTGGCTTGGCGGGCAATAAAAAATACCAACTCGAATCTGCTCGGAGGACACTGGAATCAATGGTGAAGGATGGACTTCTGGAGCGGGTTACTTCATATGAGAGGCGTCAAAATAAAACGCAGGGATCTGCTCAGGCGGCCGGAGTGTGGTGCAAGGTGTCGCGCTATGGCTTGCCGGGGCAGTGTACTGTCGTCCCTGACAGCGGGGGAAGTAGCGCCATTGAAGGCGAATGGTCTCGGGTAGAGTAACCTCCTATCGGCGCGGCGGTGCTGGTTTATTCCATTGGAAGACGCCGGTATTCATGCGCTGTCTGTGCCGTTCCTTCGCTTCCAGAGCTGCCGCTACCTGTGTACGAATATCCAGTAAGTCTTTACCGTTCAGTCTCAGCCCCTGCTTTTCGGCAAGGCTGATGAGCGTTGTCTCGATATGCTTGCGGCTTAACATGGCCAAAGTCTCCGACAATGAAAAAAATATTCAGTCTTAGGTTTAGGGAATGTTTAACTCTACATTTTGCATACATTGATGATGCATATAATATGAGCACCGTCACCTATCTCTCAACCGCCCGGGATCGAGAACATGAAAATTAAAAGCATTATGGCTTTATCGCTCGCCTTCACCTCATACAATGCTCTTGCTTTCGTATCACAGCCAATCGCTACAAACGCGGTTGGTTCAATCCAGGCAGAAACCATCGCCGACACTATCACCAGTAATTTTTATGGTTACCAGCAGGCCGGTACATCACAGGCACTTTCTATCGGGTCCTGCGCTGCGAATCCGGTTGCAGGCTGTAACTGTCCTTTCTGTACGATGCTTCGCAGTCACAGGGCTTAAAAAAAAAGCCAGCACGAGGCTGGCAAAGGTTGGAGAGTGCGGGTCTGAGCCCGCTAGATTGTCAATTATTCATCCTTGCCGAGTACGTAGAGCAATGCCGGGATCACAGGGTAGGTATCAGGCTCATCCTCGACCACGTAGAGCACATGTTCCCTGCATTCGAAAACGACATCATCAGCATCGAGGCCAAACGCACCACCCGCGACAATCTCATGCTCCCATTTGGGGCAATCATTCATCGCCAGGCGATAGCCGCCAAACGTCATAGGTGGATTGTCTGGCCCCTCGCTCAGGCATAGCCCCACAGCTTTAGCCGCCAGCGCTGCGCGTTCGTCTTCATCCATATCAGCAGCCTGCCCCGTACACCCAGCCAGATGCCGCTTAATTTCAGCAATGCTCATCTCTACGGGCTCATTACCGGCTTTGAGCTGGCTCTTAGTGGCGGTCGTTTTGCCGGTTGCATTCTTCATGCGCGGATCATGGCTGTCACGAAACTGTCCCAGGTAGGCATCACAAGCCAACTGATCAATCTTACCGTCTACCCGCGCCGGAAATCCCTGCTTGGCCTCCCAGGTGTAAAGTGCCTGGCGGCTCATGCCTGCGTGTTTTGCATACTGGCTGACGCTCATAAAACTCATGGTGCTGACCCCCGTTCTGTCGTGGCCGCCCGGGCAATGTGTCAACCTGCGAGCGGCAAAGTGTCAATCAAACTGTAAAGTGTCAACCGCTTGACACTTTTGGCCGGAAAAGTGTCAATCAAAATCACCGCCAATTTCCCGCTAGGCCTTGCCACTCCTAACAATTAACAATCCCGCAACAAAAAGTGACAAGTGTAAAGTGTCAATCAAATTCAAAATTTCATAGCTAGTGAAACCACGCGGCGCGCAATGCCCGTGCAATAGAAAGGACCGGGGAAGGACCCATTTTTATAGAGAGCCATTCCCATTGCATTGATTCGGTCAAAGGCATGCTTCATGGAATTGTCATCGCTGTAGTCACTTTACCACCGGAAGAAGATACGGTTTTTCGCTCACCTGTTTGGTTATTGATCAGCGTGACCTCAACCTCTATCGCTTTATCGCTAATTGATGAACTGACTGAGTTAGCTATTTTCTGGGCAGCCCCATCAGATAGATCGATAAACGAGGTGCTTTGATGGGCATTGATATTAGCTTCGGGTTGGGCATTAACATTTTGTCCAGAAGGCGTGTTTTCTAATGAAGTAGAATCACTGCCACTCGAAGCATCGTAATAATCTGGGAGTCCTGGCATCACCCTATCCAGATAGTCACGCGTCTCTTTAGGTGCGTAATTAAGACCCAGATCACTTACTCTTCCCGGTCCCCAGTTATACGCAGCGACAGCCTTTTTCATGTCGCCGCCGAACTGAGCCAGCAGGTCCGATAGGTAGTGTGCGGCAGCCTCTGCTGATTTGCCCGTATCCATCCGGTCAGCACGGTTATAAAGCCCGTATTGCTGACCAGTGGTCGGCATAAATTGAAACGGTCCCTCAGCACCCGCAGGTGAAAACATGTGTTTCCCGCCGGCAGATTCAGCCTGATAGACGTTGTTAAGCGTACCTTGCGGTAACTTGTACTTTGACTCTAACTGCGAGAACAAAGCGCTATTGGAACCGGGCATCTGAATATTTTCAGGCGGATCAACATAAAGGGCTTTAACCTCATGCTGAAGACGCTGAGCTTCCCATTGAACACCATATCGGGCATTAAGTTTATTTTTGAAATCTTTGTCCGGGTATCCAGTGGCTAAATACAGGCCTTCGGTGAAAGAAAGAGAATCTTTAAATTTCTCATCGCGACGGGCGACCGCCAAAATATCTTTGTCTTTATCTCCGTGATAAAACGAATCTGGCGTGTCCTTAGCGTGTTTTTTGCTGTAATCCAGATTGTTTTTAACCATATCACTATATTCGCCGGGCTGGCCCAGCCAAGCCTGGAATTTCATCTGATAACCATCCATCGCCGCAGAAACCTGATTGATGGAGTTGCGAAACTGAAGGGCGTTTTGTATGTCTTGTTCGGAGAAAATCAACCCGTCTCGCTGTGCCTGATCTTTGAGACGCTTAACCTGATCGGTGCTTTGACGCAGGTAGTTCAGAAGTTCAGGAGATAAACCGCCAACCTGTGCAATCACTGCCTGCTGTGCAGGGGGCCGCTTCAACATGGCTTTGTTCAGGTCATCCATCAGTTTTACAACGTCAGCAACACCCTCTTTGGTTTTATTAATCTTGACACCGATCTGCGCCATAAGAGCCGCAAAGGCATCATTGCGATTATTCACCGCATCATTCGCTTTCTGAAACAGTCCGGTGATGGAGCTTTCAGCTGCCTCCCGCTCTGAGCCATTCTCGATCATTGCTCCGGTCAGTTCCTGAAAGGCACGGGTAGTGGTGCTGATATTTTTTGCCGTGGCATCAATTTTATATCCGGAATCAGCATATGCCGTTATCGATGATTTAACCCCATTGATTACGGTAGCCAGACCGCCTAACCCGAGAGTTAGGCCGCCGACCATTTTCAAAGGTGGCACCAAATCGCCAACAAACTGCACACCATCCCTGGCATTTTTAGCCAAATAACCCAACCGGTCACCAATCTCATTGACGCCTTCAACGGACTTACGTCCGCCGAGTTGCAGGCCGGTTTGAGCATTATTGAGTTGAGGCAGCAGCTTTTTCACAGCATCATCAATGTTTTGAATTGACCGTGAAACCTGATCGTCAGCTTTCAGCTCAAAATCGAAAGAATTACCCATAATTACCCTTAGCCTAAATTGACAGACGCGCGAAATCTTCGCCTGTTAACGGTTCAACATGTTTATCCAGCGCCCTGAGTGCCGCCTTAAATCCCGCGTGATACCCATTGCTGTCCTGGTAATGAGTGCTGTAAGTGAAAGCCTCGAGATTACGATCTTCCGTATCCAGACATTCCCAGCCAGAGCACACGGCTTTCATTTTTCGCTTCGTGAAGCTGCTCAGATGGCGATCACTGTCGGTCAGGATTTCGATAGCCAGATTGGCCGGCTCGCCGCGCTCAATGAGCTTCAGTGCAAGAATGGGGTTATTTCTGGCTTGCAGACTGACGGCGATCTGATGGGCATTAGAGTGCGCAGATAACTTTTCTGGTTCATCGCCCTGTGCATCACGGCCTAACAGCGACAGCATGCGGCGCTGCTCAGGGGAGCGACGTCCAAACAACCCGCTGACTTGCGGGCCATAGCCTTCGAAATTGAGGTGACTGAAGTCTCTCATGCCGTTCACCGGTTATTGTGCAGGCATGTCAATGGCGGACAGACCGGCGTCGAGACGTGACTTAATCAGAGAAGCCTCATCGACTGGATTGGCAGGTTTACCGCTCACACGCTTACTGTCACCTGGCAGAGCGACACCGGTTGCACGCATACGCTGATTGCGTCGGGCGGCCGCATTGGCCACTTCCTGTTTGTATTCTTCATCCGCCTGGCGTCGTGCTTCCACATTGTCCGGCGTATTCGGATTATCTTCATTCGCCATTTGGCGCATGGTATCCAGGAATGACTGATGTTCTTCGTCAGTCAGAGGCTCTTTCAATTTTTCCAGCGCCCGGGCCGCACGATTCCAGCCAGCGCTATAACCATTAGCATCAGCGTGCTGAGATGAATAGGTTAAAGCTGTTAGCGCCTGGTCTTCTTCGTCCTGAAACTCCCAGGTCGGATCATTGGCTTCCATGAAGTTCTGCGTGAACTTGGAGAGTGCTATTGGGGCATCAGCCAGTTTGGCGATGATTTTATTAGACGATAGGTCTGTGTCATTCAGCAGGCGCATTGCCAGAATGGGATTGGCTTTGGCTTCGTCCGACACGGCAACGTTATGCTCCCGGCTGTGTTGACTCGGTTTGGCAATAATAATCACTTTCTCTTGTTGCTTAGTCTGGTCAAGTAGTACCGGTGCATCGGCGCTAGCGGCAAAAAGGTGACTGAAAGGGCCTGTTCCGGCAGAGGCTTTGCTGTTACCGCCAAAAAGATGTTTGAACGATTTCATTGGTGCTGATTCCTTGTAACAGAGGTTCACTCGATTGGTTTTTTCGGCCAGGTCAGACGATCAGGCGAAGAAACATCTAACCGTCTTACTGCAACCAGATATTGACGCCAGGCGCTTAAGGCCAGCTCATCTTCTTTATTCGCTTGCCAGCTATCTGCCACTATCTGCAATCCGGTCACCTGAGCTTGTGCATCCAGTAACTCACGCGCTTTAACTGTTTCCGCTTCGCTTCGTGTCATGGGTTCAATTACCCACTTCGGTGCATGACCCGCGCGCTTAATTTGCATGTAAGGTCGCCCAAACTGGTCGTGGGGTATTTTGTTTCTAGAATCTGTCTCAACGCGCCCTGGCTGCCAAATTTCGCCCATTTTTAGCCCTTACCCTGCATCAATGCTTTTGCTACCAACCGGCGGGCAACTTCATGCACGCTCGGCGTGATACCAAGCGGCGACTTTGCCCGTTCCTCTGCCTGAATCCGTACCAAAGAATTCACCTGTTCCTGACTGAGCAGGATGGGCTTCACTTTCGCTTTGCTGGTCATAAATCCCCCGAAACCCTGATATAAACACAGTAATCAGTATTGCATAAATTGCAATGTAATAAACAAATATTGCAATTATAGGGATATTAATATTTCATACATTGACGCTGTATACGTGTTTACAGCAGGCAATACGGGCGATTGGCACATCAACGTTTACGGTGTTTACAGATGACAGATAAAAAAACCAAGCAGGCTTTTTTCGTTCAGGGTTCCGGCAGATGTCGCCGAGGAGATAGACCAGGCGGTCAGGGTTTCAGGAAAGGATAAAACAGCGTGGATGCTGGCCGCCGTTCTGGAGAAGCTGGGTAAGCAAGATGAATCACTATCACCTGAATCACGGATGGAAGCGCTGATCGGTCAGATGGAAGTATTGCTGAGTGGGGCAACCGCTGAGCCTGTTGGCGATCCAGCGCCAGCAAGGGCATCAGGCGACATAACAGGGCTAACTGCAAGGGACGTGATTGCGCAGATGGTTGCAGAGTCAAAGCGCCAGAGGATTCAGTCCAGTAATAAGGCTATAGCATCCAGATTGATTGAATTGGGAATCAGGCCCGCGCGGGGAAAGACTTGGACAACAAGTATAATAGATAATATAAAGAGAAGGATGAAACATCTTTCCGATGTAATTTAAACCTAGCGTACTTATTAGCTTTATAAGCCATGATTTAATTATAAAAAAGTTATATTACAAGGAATTAAAATATTTTAGGCTCAAAAAACCCGGCTTATTGCCGAGTTCTTATAGAGTCCTTCACTACCAACAGAACAAGCTTTCTTTTTTTTCTTCGAGCTCACGACTGTCAGCTTGTTTTTTCTTCAAAATTACAGAGCTGTTATCAGCAGTTTTGGATGGATTGAACATCCTTTGCCATTCTCGAAGCTCAATTTCTTTTTTTAAGGTTTTGCCTTTCATATCATCACCTTATGATATACGCGAAAAATAATGATTATTGAGATCTTTATCGAAATAATGCTTTCGTTTGACCCAAATAAAACCGTCACCCTTAGATATTATAGCAACATCTATAGGACCGCCAACGGTTTCATTATCGTTTGAGACTTTTCGTTTAAATGCAGTAAGATTAACGAGAGACTCAGCCATGTAGGCCAAATCTTGCTTAGGCAAAAACTCAATCATTTCAGTAACTTTAGAGCTAAATTTCTCAGAAATATGCTCATTTATCACTCTAGTAAATCGATCATATCTCCCTGAAATCAATTCGTCTACCTTTTGGATTAGTGCCCCTTGTTGTTCTACTGAAAGCTCAGATTGCTTAATCTCTTCTGACAAATCACTCAGCAATTTCTCATCTTCCGCAGAAAAACCGCCATACATGAATTTCTTAAGGCTTTTGCTAATCCCATGGAGAAATGTCTCAACCTCATCCTCTTGTGCATAAGCAACAACACCACTATCACCACCCGAAGAACTCTTTGATATATTAGGAGAGAATCTTAACTTACTTTTAAAAAAGCCTAAAACATCGAATGCCAAAATTGCTGGCATAAACTCTTTTTCACCATACCCAGCAAACACTAATCCTGTATTATGACCAAATGGAGATTTCTTGCATGTGATATATGAAAATAAATCAGCAATTACACCATATAAACTATCTGGTATAGGAATGTTGTCTTCCTTTAATAGTCGTTCATCACAAATACTTATTGCGATTGGCTCAGCGAAAACTCTGGATTCAACAATATCTTTTTCATCCATACCCTCCAAATACTCGCCCTCAACCAACCCTGCAAGAACTTCTCTGCAGCCTTCTTCTAGTAATATATATGTATCTGAAATTGAAGGAATTTCCCCACCTTCGTCAATTAATGGCTTTATTTTCTTGCTTTCAATATGATTAATTAAAGCAGGGAAAAACCTATGATTATAAGTATTGGTTAGGTAATTTTCCCTTATATCCATTGGTATTATATTTTCGCTTTCACATAAAAAAGAAAAAAACGCCTCTGCATATTGTTCAATCGTATCAAACCCTTCACTAGGGATTTCTTTTCTAAACTGTTTAATTATCATTTCCCATGGTATACCGCACAAAGATGCAGTACCGAATACCATAATTCCTACAGGATGGTTTTTACTTAACGCAAATAACTTATCTGCGCCATTGTAAATTTTATTGACACCTTCACTGCCTGCTATTGTAACCGCAGAATCTGCAGCTAAGGAAACTGCTGATTTGTTAAATACTGCTATTTCTGCTGTCATGTTTTTTCCCCACATTACCCCTGAAATCCTATTCACGAGCCAATCTTACGCTAGCTTCGCTCTATGTGTATTTGTCGTTAAATACCGCAAGACTTTATAACGATATCTCTACCCCCATTAACTCAAGCGTCTTCTTACCCACCAGGCATCGCAGCGCCGCTAGCAAAGAACCAGACCATAAAGCCTACTGCGCCTGCCAGTACTATGATTGGCGGTATAAATTTCATTTTCATCTTATGATTGCTCTTTTATGTGAATGGCGACCATCTCCATGTTAATCAGTTCCCAGATGCTGATTTATGCCATCTAAAGAAACGGCGCGGTCCCATCTAGCACCCAAGCAAAAACGATGATGGATGTTGCGGCCATTATCAGTTCTGGTACTCGTAGATGCCTCATGAAATCGCCTTGGCCGGATGCACCCTCGGAATGGTGGAGAAAAATTATTCAATCATCATAGTCTGAAAAGTTGACGCAACAAATACTGTTAATATATCGAGTAAAAACTGGAGATGTTAGGCATACGGGCCATAAGCTAAACTTTCGATATCAGCGCACCGATATTTCTCTGTAGCACTTTACCAGCAGTCAGTAGCTCGCTCCTTTTGCCGGTGATCACCTTTGTGCGCATCAGTTTTCCTGTACTCCTCACCTCAACATTGGCCAGCTCCGTCATTGGTTCAATTCTGGGATCACGTTATAGAAGCGGTAAGGCTGCACTGAGAATGCCGCTGGCGGCATGAGCACCATCTGCGCAACGGTTCCACGGTTATCTTTGATAAAAGTGACCTCGGCCAGGAGCCAAAATACGTCGTTTATGCCCATTTCTGGGATGTTCACAGGGATCAGAGTATTGGGTTCCCAGAGATTGCCCGCGCTGTCGCGCCAGCTATCAATGGTTACCTGTAGCACCTTCGAGCGCCCGTATCGGCGGTTCATTTCCCAGTCGATAGCCTGCTGTGCCAGGTAAGGGGTGTTCATGGTACTTTCGACGATGATAATCCGGTTGCGGTACCGCATTTTGGCAACGTCCGGATCATTTGCGGTGGCTTTCGTCACTGCGCCGTATCCGCTGTCGTCAACCAGTGGGTTAACCGACATAGAAACACCGGTATATTCGGAAAACCGCTCGTCCATCGAAGCTTCATATGCCGCGGCTTCAATGTTGACGCCCTGAGCCACGCCACTTGCTGCTTTCTTGGTACCGACTCGGGTCAGGTAGAGACTGCCATCGGGGAGGTCGTAGTAAAGAAGCGCGGCCCAACGGGTGATGCGATCAATGATTTCCTGAGAGCTTTCACCCCAGTTGAGCGTGAATTGCGGAACTTTGTCCATCTCTGTCACATCACTCGACGCAGTGATCCCATAGGGTGACGCCAGACGCTGCGCAATCTGCAACGGAGTTGCGCCGGTGATCACGTTGTTGTTCCATTTGGCTGAACAGTCCACAAGATCCTGGCATTTACTTCGCCCGGTAGCCCTGACCTCATGCCGTGTGGCGGAAATCATCGGCGACCAGCGATCAATATAGCCCGTTATGACAGTATCAGCGCCCAACTTAACCACACAAGCATCGCCCTCTTTGACAAGCTGTTTGCCGCCACTTCCGGGAAATTTATCCATCAGAGAAAGGTCAAAATCACTGGGAAAACGTTCAATTCCCCGCGTCACCCGAACAGAGTCCCATCCACTCAGTATTTTATCGCCAACAGTTAAACTAAGGTCGTTATTCATTCGGAGCACTCCATAAATTGGTTTTTGTTGAACAACTAAAAAATAAATTATGCGTTTAAGTCTCCACCTCTCCACCCGAGCAATTTTCTTCATTTGAATCATGTCATTAATGGGTGGTGACTATATTTTCAAGTCTCCTCAAGTCACCACCCCAACTCACCACCTTCTTAGTTCATGGGTGGAGAGGTGGACAGTAGGTGGAGAGTTAGAATTAAAGTCTCCACCCATTAACCGTATGTTTTTAAATATATATTTATATTAGTGGAGACGGGTGGATAGTTATTTAATAAATTTTATTCCATACCCCCTGTTGCGGAGGGTAGCCACTCTTCGGCATCCTCAGCCAGCCGGATGTTGGAGCGCATATTTCCCTTGGTGCTTTTCTTTCTGATGTATTCCTTTCCATACTCCGCCATAGCGCCAGCCATATCAGTACCGAACCGGGTAAGTGATACCGGCCTGTTAAGCCCGTTACTCTGCATGTAGGCCAGATAGGCGTGATACAGATACTTACGCGGGCTGAACGGAATGATGCTGGCGTTGCCGATAAACATCCCATCGCACTGCACGGATGCCATCAGGTAGCCGCAGAAGTCCACCAGAGAATCGCCTTCGCGCTTAATGGCCAAAGCCTCTTCTGATTTCTGCTGTTCGAACAAGAGGCGCTTAGCCTCGGATTGGTCCGCAAAGCGAGTCAGTAGGTGACGGATTATCACCGGCAATTCAGCCTCTATCTTTTCGGACAACATCGGATCACGCTCATTCTCAGGCACAACCTGCGAGAAATTGAATATCACCCGCCGCCGCGATATGCCGCCGCTCCGGTCGCTGAATGACATAGCGTTGTTATTGACTGCCAGAATCACAGCCGGGATCCGAGTCGAATAAGGGGCTTTGTGTTTCGGGTCAATAGCCACCTTGTCACCGCCGGTTATGGCCTTAATTCCTGCACCGTCACCGGCATAGCGGGTCATGTCCGGCATGATAATCAGTGAGAACCCGACAATCAGCGCCCTTTCTCGCGGCTCTTCCAGCGCCCTCATGCTGGCTGATACCGTGTTCCCCTTACCGGCCAGCATGGTGCAGATCTCGGCCATGACGCTCTTACCGCTGCCACCCGCGCCAGTCACCTCAAGGAACAGCTGCCAGTCATAACGGTTTGCCATCACCATATAAAGCGCAGCCAGCACACGGTCAGCCTTTCTTTCATTTCCCGCTGTTGACCAGGTGAGCCACTTCCAGAATGCTGCCGCATGAGTGGCCAGGCACTCGCCTTCCTCGGGCTGGATGAATTCCACATCACTGGCGATCAGCAGCCAATCAGCCTGATTGTGTTCTCTGAATACGCCTTCCCGTGTATCAAAAACCCCGTTACTGAAACCAATCAGATTTCGTGCCGTTGGCTGCATCAGTGGCAGGCTCAGCTTCATGGTGTCTACGGCATTCTTCATACTCGGCATGGAATAAGGAACCCGAGACTCTTTGAATATGGCCGCCATTTCCCGCGCCAGCGCTTTATCAGGAACCGGATCCCAGATAACGCCGTTATAGTGGTGCACAGTGTCCGAGTCACCATTCAGCGCCAGCCTGCCGTCATAATGCGCCAGCAACACTTCACCGCGCTGGCTTGGCCCCATTTGGTTAAGCGTTGGCGTTCCCCCATCCACAGCGATAAAAGGTTCTGGCTTTGTGTCCGATTTCTTAACGGTAGGAGCGGGAAATAGGCGGTTGATCCGCGCGCTGTCACAAAGCAGCGCCTTAACGTTATTTTCTCCAAGATACTTAGCCACCAGCTCGGCACGGGCCTTCTTCTGTTTTTCGCTGCTGGTCATGATCAGACCACTTTCACAAAGCGATTCATAAGTTGCGCCTGCACCAGGAACAAGGGTTTTTAACTTTTGAGCCAGTGCGCCAAAGATAGTCGCTTTGTCACGGTGACGGGCTGCGGCCGCGCTGGCCTCTTTTTTGTCGATGGGATGGCCGTTGATCCACCGGTAAACACAGGAGAACAGCGCATCGGACATGGTTTCTGGCTCTAAAACAGACATGCTCATCGCTGTGGCCTCCCTGTCATGGTGAATTTACCGATCAGTGGGTGGAACCAGTACTTACTGCGACACTGGCGTTTTGCTCCTTTGATGATAATCAGTGCCGCCTCGCGGAATTTAGCTTCATGCACCGCATAGCTGGCGCCATGACGGACAATCAACACGCCGCTGTTACGCGCCAGCTCCTCAGCCTTCTTGGTTGAAATCCCCATCTCAGCCGCCATCGTGGTGAGCGGGGCCATACCTTCCGGACAGGCGTCTTTACGAGACATTGCAGCAAGCGCCAGCTCGAGGGCAGCAACACGTTTTTCCAGCTCATTAAATTTGATTGGGCTGATCATTTGGTTGCCTCCCGGCGTTTCAGTTCGTAATCGGCATTCTCTCGGTTCTGATCAAGCGCCAGCATCAGCCGTGGCAAATGTCTCAGGGCATCACTGATGTTTCTCATGTCCCTTTTGCACTCTTCTTCTGAATACTCCTCACTTTCACAGGCCTCCCCACCCAGCTCTCCCAGAGCTGTAAGCGCTGAAATAATTCCTGACGCCGCATCTCCGCAGCTGTTTCTGTAATCAGTGAGGGCGTCTTTTGAAAGGTGTTTTAAGTTGTCAGCGGTTCCCGCAACAGCATGGTAGATATCACGCATGATCCACCTCCAGCAATGCAGCTAAGGCGCGTTCCAGCGCACAGTTAACAGCCTCAATGGCCTCTTGAGTCTCCCCGGGTTCAACGTCTTTCAGTACGAGGCTGAGAATAGCTTTGGAGTGGATAAGCTCAGTGACTGCAACTTCCTGAGGATTCAGCTTATGCATGGCGAACCTCCTGGATCAGCGAGTACTGTTCTACAAAATGGTGAACCAGCATCAGTACTGGCGATGCATAGCCATCACGGACGAATGTCACGCGGCTGAATGACACTGACCGGACGGTGACTGCATTACCCTGACTGTCCTGGTAGCGCGCGTTTGGAAGTGGTTCATGCATGGCTTGCCTCCTCTCCGGTTTTCTCCATCAGATAAGCAGTTACATCGTCAGTACATGCGGACACCATTTCCATTAGAGTTTCAATTTCAGATCCTGAGAGCTCTTCCCGTGAAAAGTGGATCGCGCTTAGGAGTGCGCTGGCCTGAAGCGATTTTTTGAAAATGTCATCGAGTTGTTTCATCTCTGGTTTACGCATGGCCCCCCCCCTGAACAGGCAGGCGGCCAGCAAATACCATCACGCAGCCAGCCGGTGATTGATCACGGGCTTCACGTTCGGTAGTGGCATTGATGTGAATGACGCTGCAGGTGCTGGCATCAAGCGCCAGAAAACGCCATGTGAATTTAGGGTGAGTTTGGGTATGCTGTGATCCAGCCATAACTGTTACCTCGAATAACGGTTTGGTAAGACGCCTCGGCAGTGTTTCCGCACTCCGGGGCGTTGCCTTTTCATTCATGTGCGTGTAATGTGTCATTACACATAAACACACTACATCGGGTGTACTGAACGTGTCAACACACAAAAATGAAAGACGTGGGAATCCACCATTCCAATTTCGGCTTGATCCTGAACTGCGTGATTTGATGGAGGAAGCACAACGGCAAGATGGCGATGAATCACTCGCAGCCTGGATAAAGCGAATTATCCGCAAAGAGCTGCAATCACGCGACATAGAGCCAAAAGGCTGATTCTTAATTCCATGATTTTGTTCCAGAGAGGAAATTCCCTTTGTGGGAATCTGTGGCTCAAATCCGTGCCATCCATTTCTATCAGCCGGCTTATCGGCCAACCAGGTATCAGCGCCAGCGCTCCGGCTTAGGTTGACCAGGCTGATCGCTGTGTTATTCTCTTCAGTGACATTTGTGAAGTGACTTAGGCGGCCCTGCAAGGCCGCTTTTGTTTTATTCAGCATCTGATTCTCCTCCAAGCGCCAGCCGCGGCTGAAAACAATCCAATAAATGCTTTTCTTCATGCGCCAACTGATGCTTTTCAATCTTCCGGATCACCAAAGCCTTACCAGCCTGGCTACCTCGTTCAACTGAGTCGGCAGAACGCCGGGTGAAATCATGAAGCAACGCCCAGGGCACGCCATAAGCGCCATATTTTCGGATGGAAGGGATAACTTCGCGGAATACCCAGTTACTAAAACGGTGGGCAAAAGTATTGGGCGTGCTGGCTTTGCGGCTCCGCGCAATCAGTTTGTAGAAACCAGACTCGGAAACGATGCGCATTAACTGCTGCCCGCCAGGGGTGTAAGTTAAATTTACCCCCTTTTCGTCGTGATCCAGAGCCTTAAGCGCCATGCGGTGATTGGCTATCTCAAGGGCTTGGCAGACGTCCTTAGCAATGAACCATGGTTCGCCAGATAGTTGCTGAACACGGACTTTATGCCCTTCAAAGCAGAGTACAGACACGTCAGGTTTATTTGTCATGCTCCACCTCACGCAACTTGGCGGATCTGAGATTTAGGCTGGTTACACACCCAACCATTCACCTCAGTAAGCAACCATCCTACGGAACGCCCACCAAGTTTACGACGGGAAGGAAACTTGCCATCTTTTTCCATCAGATAGCGAGTCGTCCGGCAAAGGCCGGTTAATAGTCGACACTCGGCTTCGCGGATAATGCGTTCAGAAAGAACTGATGATTGTTCATATTTGTTCATAATCTAATGCCCTCGTTTATTAAAGTTCGAGAGCATTTTGATGTGCAGCTAAATCGATTTGGGTGATATCACTTTATGAGGGTGTGATATCACTTACGGCCAAGATACTTTTGCCATGTCTGCCAGTGGGTGTTTGGTATGGCGATTTGTTTGGTTGCAGCCGTTGCCTCAATTAACTCAATTATTTTAGTTACTGAAGTAGTTTCTAGGTTGACGTCTGAGAGCTCAGGAATCATTTTCAATAGTGCTGGGATTAATTCAGCTTTTTTAGCAATGGTTTTATCTGTCTCTGACTCTTTCTGTTTAGGGAAATCACCGATATCATTTGAGTTGATTTTTTCTATTTCAGAAGCCATTAAGCAAAAGTTACTCTTTGGAAAAGCTTCTCCATCATCTCTTAAGAAATTTATTTCCACATCTTCGCTATCATAATCTTCTGGATTGGTGGAAATATATGTTAATGTGACGTCATCTCCTTGAACAAACTCAGCTCTAAGTGCTTCTGTGCTGGGTACGTAAAAAAAACCAAACAACCTACCCGCATAATATCCACTTATACCAGACTCACTTCCTTGACTGATAATAAACTCCAGATTTCCGACACGCCATTTATCGCCATTGAGGGATTGAAATAATTCATCTATCTGATTTATTTGTTCCAATGGAATGTTTAGATGAACCCTTTTCTCATCAACATTACATTTAAAATCTAAATAAATGCATAAATTCAAAATCCCCACTGATGCGTAGTGCAAAATGTCATTTACACTACATTTCATTTTTATAGCGGCATCATTGATGGAGTAGTATTTCCGTTCCGGTAATTTATTTTTATCATCTCCACTCAT